GCCCAGAGCGCACCGCTATATGGGTCTTGCACATCTTCTGCAATTAGTTCAATCACATCTCTTACATTAGCAAGTTTATATGCCAATTCTTCTGTGTCGTTTGCTGCTTGCCATAAACTCATTAGTGACTCCCATAGTTTGTGTACACGGTAAGGCTATCTATCCGCATCTGCAAATCACGGATTTTTAGCTCTTGCGCTCTTAACATCTCTGCAGCTTCTACTAACGCATACATCGCATTACTAAACTGCAATGCGCTTTCTAGTTCATCAGCTAATTCCATAGCAGTTTTGCTGATATCTACTTCTCCAGCAAACGGAATAAACTCAGTTGCCATTACTGCCTCCTAGTGCTTTTATAGCCTTCATGCTTAACAATACTTTGTCTAGATCGTTTTCTGCACGAATAGCAATTAACTTTAATTTGTCTGATGTAAAGCAAGATCCGTCATCTCGATACAAGCTGCCGGTAACGCTGTCCATCATTAGTTTTCTATTGTTTGGGTCTGTGGCAATTTGAACTGGGGTAAGAATAATCTCACCTTCATTCAAAATCCCTCTGAGTAGTATGCGGTCTACCAGCCATTTTTTTCGTAGGTCTTTGCCTGCCCAGGAAGGAAAGCAGAATGTAGCTTGAGCGCATAAACCATCCGTTGATACTCGTATTCTTTTCATAAATTAAATACTAATCTACAAATCTACATTAATGCAAGCGTTTTATGCCCATTTTTTTGTGTAGACTTCCATAGCCTCTGCATATCCATTTATCTTGGACATATCCATTGGTGTGCTAGTAAAGTGCGTAATCATTCGATAGCCGTCTTTTATGCAGAAGTTATGAAGGCCCTTATCTGCCATCTGCCTGCAAATATCTTGATCGTAAAGATGAAAGCCTGGTATAGATTCATCAAACCGCACATCTTGGCTGGTAGCCAGCATAAGGCCGTCTAGGTGCAAGCAAAACTGTTTGCCATCGCTGAAGTAAAGGATACCATTGCGAGAATCAACAACGCTGCCAACGCATTGTCCTTCCCACCAAGGAGCTGCATCTGTCTGGCTGCCTATAATGCCGACCATACCAATTTCCTCTATGCAATACGCTATAAGATTCATGCGTAGCAAGATTGGATTAGTAACAATGAGGTCATGGTGAACAAAGCATTTAATCTTATTCTTGGCTTTGTCTATCCCTGTGTTATACCCTTCTGCAATAGAGTTTGCGTTCTCTACAACAATCAACTCATCGTCATCTTTGAGAATAAGCGATTTCAACAAACATTTTTCTAAGATGTTTTTATTGTGTGTACAAGCAATGTAGCTTATAGAATCCATGTTATTAAAGTCTTATTAAAGGTTACTGCTTTCTGGTGAACGAACCTAGCCCTACCTAGGTTTGCTTTCATCTGCTTACTGGAGCCACAGAACCCGTCAGTCGTTCAAGGAATAGGCACTAACTTCACCACCTATATTGCGCTGTTTCATCCTTTACCCCCTAGTAGCGCTTTACTGCTCCTATGCCGCTACGATGTCGTTAGAGCCGCCAACATAGGAAATGGTATCTTACCTCACAACTCAGTTTCTTTGCAAGCCCATCTGCCGTTAGGTTGTTTGTACCAGCCTAAAACAAGGATGCGCCACTTGCTGCGTATGAGTTCCGGCAGGTATTCAGACTCGCTAATCTTTTTAACCCTACTGCTCATATTGGATTTGCTGGTGATCTGGACACCTACCGTTTCCCCATTCCCTATAGCTAAAATATCGAAAATATGGAATAAGTCTTTTTTGCGCCTTGTGAACGCATTGTAGGACTCGACCACATCGCACTTATAGCCCCTAGCCTCAAGCAAAGCGACTGTACGGCTGTTTTGGCTATTAGCCAAGGTCTTGCTCAGTCAGGCGGCCTTCCGAGGCTTCTACGATCTTCTGATGCCATTTAGCCGGTATGCCGTTACGCATCTTCCAAGCATAGGCGGTTACATACTTGACATCTAAGATTTGGCATAGATTCTTGATTGAGCCAAATTCAGCCATTAGTTTTTCAAAAGCAGTCATGGTTTCTCCTATGTAGAGTTTTATTCTACACCGTTACAAAAAAACAACAAAGTGCGTAAAAGCAACACTTTGTAAATATTTCTACATTTCTTGTAAAAACTCTACATTTGTAGATTAAGATTTACCCATGCAGCACTTTTATCAACTCGTGAAGGAGTAACAAAATGGAATACATTACAAACAACGGCTGGGTAGTAACACAAGCTATGTACAACGAAATCAAAGAAATTTGCCCTGATTTATCGTTTGAAGAAATCTTGCGTTTAGTTGATTTGTTCAAGCACCCCAACTTCAAAATTACCAAATAATAATTAACCAGCCCCCTTCGGGGGGCAACTCGTGAAGGAGTAGATATGAAAGATATTATTTTAGGTGGCTTGTTAGGGTTTGTTATTGTGCTTGTAGTTCTTGGCACTTATGGTTTTCGTATTGGTGTTTACACATTATGAAAGTCTTGGCCTTGATCCTAGCAATCTCTTTGGTGGGCTGTGCGCCCATCCCAATCAAACGCTATAAGACGGATGTAGTAGACCAAACGCCATGCTATAAGACCAATGATTGTCCTATGCAAAACCCACCAGCGTTCTTGTTCTACAACAACTTTAACAATTCTTGGAGAAGATAATTATGTATAACAACGACAATTACTACGAGCCAGCAGATGACGATTACAGCTTGGATCTGCAAGAGCGTATTTACGATACCGTTAAGAACGACCCAGAGTACGATCCGTCTGATATATTTAAGTGGGGCGAGGCTCTACAACAAAAATGTAATGATCCCGATTTACAGGCTTTCTTGCGTGATTGCATTGAAAAGAAAGACTGGGAGAAGTTAGGCAGGAAGTTATACTACCTGTCGTTTGAATATCAAGAGGCTGTAGCAGAACATTTTTTAACCAAGTGAAGGGGAAAACCATGAATAAGTATGAAGAACTAAGAAGGATTGATGTATCAGAAAAGATAGAGCGCAAAAATAACCTATCTTATTTGTCTTGGGCATGGGCTGTAGATACATTGTTATTAAACGATCCAATGGCTACATGGTCGTATGGTGAGCCAATTAAATTTGGTGAAACGCTAATGGTGTTTTGTACTGTTACAGCGTTTGGCAAGTCTATGACTTCCCAGCTACCAGTAATGGATTACCGCAATAAAGCAATACCTAACCCAGATGCGTTTGCAGTAAATACTGCCATGCAGCGTTGCCTGGCTAAAGCAATTGCTTTGCATGGCCTAGGATTAAGTCTATATGTTGGGGAAGATTTATGGGATGATGCAGAGCAAAATACTGCAAAACCTGAGTTTCCGGTAGATTACTACATTGGCAATTTACAGGCAGCAGAAAGCCCTGCCGAACTCCGAACCGCCTATGCTCTATCTTACCCTAAATTCAATAAAAATAAGGCCGAGCAGGGAAAATTAGTTGCAGCTTACGAGCAGATGAAAGTGATGCTAAATGAAACTAGCACAACAGCAACCAGATAATGTATGTTCAGAATGTGGAACAAAATGGGGGACACACAGACCAAAAGACCACCAGTACAGAATATGGGTGGACAAGTGCGATGTGTGTTCCGATTTGAGAGCAGTATGCGATGCCTCAGAATATGGGTATTTAAAGGAAGGTTGGGATGGTGGAAAGGAAATTCTGTGCTAGTTGCCAAGTGGAAAGACCAGCTAGTGATTTTAAGCTGGTAAAGACTGGGCCAGTTACAAGATGGAGATGTGGGGTATGTTTAAAAAGATCCGCAGAACAAAAATATAAGGGGAAAAAAAGTGCAAAATAATTATGTTTATACCAAGGCTGGAACAGACATTACTATTCGCTGGGCAAAACTCTACAATTATGTTCCGGCTAGTGAGCAGGAGTTCTACAAAAAGAAGTGGGCTGACTTTCGTGCGATTTGCAACCAGTCTATAGAGGACATTGTTCCAGAGGTAAAGACCAGTAGCGTTATTTATAAATGGAAGAAAAAATGATAAACAAACATTGCCTAGAGGCTTTCAATAACCTGGAGAAGATTCCGTACCATCCGCAGGAATACTTTGCGCTGGGTTGGAACGCTGCGATAGATGCCATGTCTGCTGAGTTTGCTAAAAAATGGGAAATGGATGAACTTTCTGATGTACCATTTATAACCCAGCCAACTAACGAATCAATGGAAGATAAAGAATGAGAGATTATTCAGAAGTATATATAGATATTGTCAAAACCCTGCGAAGTTTCTATAACTATGAGCTAAAGGGCAATGCAGAGGCAGCGCATAAGGCAGCAGTACGGACTAATGAACTAGCAAAAGAGTTGCTTGAGGTGGTGAAATGATTGAGCAGGGATCACCAGAATGGCTGGCAGTTAGGCTAGGCAAAGTTACCGCCAGTCGGATTACCGATGTCATGGCTAAAGGTAAATCAGGCGAGGCTGTTACTAGGGAAGATTACCGCACAGAATTGGTAGTCCAGAGGCTCACAAACGAGCCAGGAGAGTCGTTTACCAATGCGGCAATGGAATGGGGTACACAGACCGAACCAATGGCTAGAATCGCTTATGAAGCGCAGGCCAATGTATTTGTAGAGCAGGTCGCTTTTGTAGATCATCCTACGATAGAATGGTTTGGATGTAGCCCAGACGGACTGGTTGGTAAAACTGGTTTAGTAGAAATTAAATGCCCAGCCAGCAAAACGCATATTAAGTATTTATTGGGTGGCAAACCGCCTGCAAAGTATGTGCCGCAGATGCAATGCCAAATGGCAGTAACAGGCCGTGAGTGGTGTGATTTTATAAGCTACGATCCACGATTACCGGAAGATTTACAGTTGTTTGTAGTGCGCCTTGAGAGAGATGTAAGTTACATCATGGCAATGGAAGAAGAAGTAGATAAGTTTTTAAAAGAAGTGAGTGGGATGTATTCTAAATTGAAAGAGAGAAAATAATGGCTTATGAACTAAAAGAAGGTAGCGGATCGCTATTTAAAAATGACCGCAAAGAGAAACCAACCCATCCTGATTACGCTGGAACAATCATGGTCAATGGCAAAGAGCATTGGCTAAGTGGCTGGATTAAGGAAGGTAAGAACGGTAAGTTCTTTAGCATTGCAATTGGCAAAGAGAAGGAGCGCAGCAACTTTAAGGCCAAAGGCGATGACGAAATGCCTAAACAAACAATTGACGATGACATCCCTTTTTAGGAGTTGATATGCAACAACAAGTCACCGATTTAGTATTAAAGTTTCTAAGGCAGGGTTTTACAATTGAGCAGATAGAGAAGGCGTTTGAAACGGAACTAGAAACAATCCGTAAATCAGCGCCAATGCTAAAGGCCCAGAAAGAAGCTGCTTTAGCCCCATAACCCCACTAAGAGATAGGCTTGTATCCTTCACAAGTTTTTGGCTAGTTCACTTCCTATCAAACTAGCGCCCATGACCACTAAACAATTTAACCAGGCACTTCACGATTACTACGATCCCCCAGCGAGGGATGCAGTAACAAAATGGGTGAAGATGAAATGGGGATTGGAGTGTAGGGAAAACCCTAATGTGTATGGAGTAGATTTGCTCGTATATAGAGCAGATAAGTTAGTTGGTTATATTGAAGTAGAAGTTCGGAGTTGGGATTACTGCCACTATCCCACCATTCATGTTGGGCTACGCAAAGAGAAGCTATTTCAGCAAGATCGCCCTGTGCTATTTTTTGCACTAACTCAAGACTTAATCCATGCGTATTGGGCAAAAACTCAGGTGATTGAAGGCAGTCCATTGATAGAGGTCAAGAATATAGAAGTTCCTGCTGGCGAGTTGTTTTTTGATGTCCCAGTCAAGCATTTTAAGTATGTAAATCTTACAGACTTATTTTAAGATAAATACAAATCTTTTTCATCTTTTCGCCTGGTAGTTAATCCTTTTAATTCCTTGCCACCGGCTTTATTCCACTTTAGAAATTCCTCGGCAGCAGACTCATACTCACCTCGATTGTGCTTCATCCGAAGGGTAGAATTTTGGAGATTGCCGAGTCCAACATTGAAGGCGAAAGAAACAAGTGCGCCAAACCTACCAGCAGTAAGGCCATTAGGACATAATCTTCGTACTCCGTTTTCAAACCTTGCCAAATCTTCTTCCAACAGTTTGTCCACTTCTGCCATAGAGAGAGTTCTGTCCCATCCATCTGGGATTGGTAAATTTTTTCGTTCTTCAAGTTTTACCTTTATATGATTAGGGTCGATAACTCTACCAACTCCTACAGTCCATAATAAAGCTGGACACCGATAAGGGCGCACTCGTATGCCCTCATGGTGTTTAATCATCTCAATGACTCTATGGTCAAGCATTATTTGCTTTTAAAGGCCTGAGTTCCGAACCAGAAAGAAACAACACTAGCCCAGACAATTTGAGTTTCGTTATCCCACAATACATCAAGGGCAATGGTGAAATCTACGCCAGTTTTAACGGCATAGTAAAAGCCAAATATCTCTACAAAAGCAAATAGAATAAACAGGCCATAAGTAATAAAGCTGCGGGTAAATGCTCTAGCGTTAATGACCCATTGTGCTGCGCCCTGACCGATGGCTATATCGTGGGCATAAAGAGCCTCACGCTCTTTCTCTGCGCTTTGTATGCTGATCTGCTCTGTGCGGATTTCCTCTACTCTAGCCTGGGCTACATAGCCTTCTTTGAGCATCTTTAACTCACGCTCAGTTTGCATTTGTGCTAACTGTAGTTCATGCGCCTTATCAGACTTATCTTGAAAATAATCCATCAGCTTTGGCAAGCCACCAGCCAAAAACGATATGAGAGTTGTAAGCAAAGTAAACATTATTTAATACCCCAAGTTAAATACCACGCAATAAATGCAGCTACAAAAAAACACCAAAACTGTACCCTTCTTACTGCTTTTATATCGTGTTGATATTCCTCGTTAGATTTGCGTTCCATGTTCTCAATATCTAGCTTAATTTTTAGAACCGCATCCCATTCTTTTGCGCCATACTTCCTAACGAACTCTATCTTTAGATTTGCTTCTTCATCGCTAATTTGTTTCTTATGTTTCCATGCCTGTAAAGCCTTGATTAACGCTCGTTCTTTTCTTAACTCTGCTTCTCTTTCTGCGATCTGTCGATTTTTTGCTCGTTCTTTGGCAACATCCACGCCATCTTGTTGTATATTTTCAATAGATTTAGATAGCCCCTTACTTGCAACTCTGCTTGCTTCAAGGCTATCTGTAAGTCCTTTGACCCCTTCAATAATTCCGTAGTCCACATCTTAGCCCACCTTAATTTGACCAATGCCAGCCAAGTAGGTAACTAAGCCAATAGCACCAACGCCTACTATCCAAAAGAATTTAGTTACGACTGACTTGCCTACAGATGTATATACATTGCTAATAACTCGCTCAGTTACTCGCTCAACGATATGCTCAATCTGCTCGTCTGTAAGGGGTAGAGTTGGCTTGTCTGACATAATTAGGCTTTCAATACTCGTAATTCGTCTAAGGTTGTAGCGGTAATGTTAGTAATATCACGCAGTCTTTGTTTCTCAGCAACGATAGAAGTTGTGTCTGCACCTGATTCTTGCGCTCTTTGAAACGCTACATCTTGTGCGGCTAGAAGTGGGGTACGCTCTGCTCGTAAACGCTTCTTAGTAATCTCTACGGCTTTGGCAAAACTAACAGTAACTACTCCGTTAGCTAATTCCCATGCGTCATAGAAGTCATTAGCGGTTGGCAAAGAAGATTGCTCAACAATGATTGCACCTGCTGGGCAGTCTTTAGCAAGTACAGCTTCAATGCTAATTACACCTGTGGGGATGCAGGTAGATACACCACCGTTGGAATTAGTAAAAATAATTACTTGTGACATGATTTATCCTTAAGAACTAAAGACTACAACATTACAAAACAATGGGTCTATGCCTGAAAAACTATCAGTAACAACATATTTAATAGATGTTGTGTTGTAGTCTTGAGGAGTAAAACCTCTTTCTGTGTCCCCAGGATTTACGGTGCTACTTAATGCACAAACGCCTACGGTAGCATAATTAGTGTTAGGCATGGCAGTTGTAAAATTAACGGTGTAATTTCCAGTACCGTTGTCAGTAATAGACGATACATTGTAAGAGCCACGAATAGCTACTGTGCTTGTTCCATTCCAATTTACCCATGCTTTAGCAGAGCCGGTATTTGCAGCAGATGTCCAACTTGTTCCGTCTGAAGTTAATACATTTCCTGATGTGCTTGGTGATACTGTAGTTACAGCAGATGTACCATTACCAATTAATACACCTTTAGATGTATGGGTTGCTGCGCCTGTACCACCTTGTGCTACAGTTAATGCAGTAGTCAAACCAGTAATAGAAGTAATGTCTGAGTTAGCGCCACTACTAGCAGCACTTAAATTTGTCCTAGCATTACCAGCCGTAGATGCTCCTGTTCCACCAGATGCCACAGGCAAGGCAGTAGACATTACTACAGCACCAGTAAAGGTAGTAGCACCAGTATGGACAGAAGTACCTGTTACTACTAGGTTTCCACCTACAGTAAAGTTATCGCCTGATGCGCCTGTTTGCTGGTCTTTTAGTTGGCTCATTAATTCACGAATAGCATTGTTAATGCCAGACGGAGCGCATCCTTCCGCTATGTTTATACTGTCTATGTCGGTGTTGTTAGCTGGAGTGCTATCAAATTCTGAAATCTTTGTCTTTGCCATTTTTTAGTCCAATAGAGAAGGAGCAACAACACCAGCACCTACTTGTTGTTGTAATGCTTGATTGCGTAAAAATTCATCTAGTAATTTTAAACGATCTACGATCTGTGCCTGTTTTGCAGGGTCTACAGAAAATAAGTCTGGGGCTAGTGTTTCAGCAGTTCTACCGCCTGGGCCTGTAACGGAGCGCAATAGATAATCCATGCCACCCTTTACAATTCCTTTTTCTGCCATCTGTGGGACTAACTCTGTGCCACCCTCAAACTCTTTGGCTGCCTCTGTTCTACGCTGAGTAGGACTACCACCAGTAATCTGAATATCAGTAGAGCGAATAGCTTTTTCTCTGCCTAATTGCAACTCTAGGTTTTTGAAAGCATCATTACCAATTAACACTTTAATCTGATCTCGTTTCTCTGGCGATCCAAAGGTACGCTTAATTTGGTCTATACCATCTGCGCCTGATTGAATCTTGGTACGAATAGCATCA